ATCCAGGGCCTCATCCCTAATCGATAGCTAAGTTCCCACTCGCGTCCCATGTAAGCATAGACGCCAATGAGGAAGTGGAAGACCACGAGCTGAAACGGTCCCCCGTTGTAGAGCCATTCATCAAGTGAATTAGCTTCCCAAATTGGGTAGAAGTGTAGTCCGATGGCATTGCTGCTCGGAACGACGGCTCCCGATATGATGTTGTTTCCATAAAGAAGACTGCCTGCAACAGGCTCGCGGATACCGTCAATGTCTACAGGAGGTGCAGCAATGAAGGCAATAATGAAACAAGTAGTAGCTGCAAGGAGACACGGAATCATCAGTGTTCCAAACCAGCCGATATAAAGACGGTTGTCTGTACTGGTTACCCAGTCACAAAAAGAGTCCCAAGGGTTAACTCGGGACTTAGGAGCTGCGAGTGTAGCAGTCATAGTTTGAAGTTAGTTAAGTCGAGTTACTTGTACCCGTCCAACTCCAGAGCCAGTGAGACCGATAGCATCAGCCGCACCTTTACTGAGATCTAGGTTCCTACCATGAATGTAAGGACCACGATCATTTACCCTCACAATGGCACACCGCTTAAAACATACCCGTAGGCGTGTTCCAAATGGAAGTGTCTTGTGCGCTGCAGTAAGGGATTGTTGATTGAATCGTTCACCATTAGCTGTAATGTTCCCGTGAAATCCAGGACCATACCATGAGCTAATGACTGACAGAGTAGTTAGAATAGGAATCATAATAATAAAGCGAAGAACTTTAATATTGATTACTCCAACTAATCCGCCAATACACGCGCAGTATTGACGGATCTACCAATACTACATTTTCTTTTTCTTAGCCTTAGGCTTAGACCTACCTGCACTGCTAAGTGCAGCAGCAACAGCTTGTTTCTGAGGATAACCTTCTTTCTTCATCTTACGGATGTTGGAAGAGATAGTCATATCAGAAGAACCCTTCTTGAGAGGCATTAAAATACTCCAGGAATAATTTGACCAGTTACAATGTAAGCACCAATAGCAGCCACGAATCCGAGCATAGCAAGGCGACCATTGAGGAGTTCAGCGCGTTCGTTATGGGACACAGTATAATCAGAATCGTGGTACATGGTGGGTTCTTTAGCGAAGATGTTTTCAGTCATTAGAATTGAAGGTTGGAACGTTCTAGTTTCTCAGCGATGTCCTGACGATAGGCAGGATCCTTATCATAGCGAGGGTCACTCATAGCAGCAACCAACTCAGCTTGACTGCGGAATGCATCACTAGTGTTACGCGGTGCTGAACCTGTCAGCATCTCACCGTCGTAACCAGTAGCATCTTGGTAACGTGCATTAAGAGCTTGTGCTGCAAAGAACATGGTAAGAGGATCACCCTTATCCATGGCAGCATCATACATAGCAATCTCATTCTCTGAGAGGTTTTGACCAGCCCATTGAATCATGTTGCGGTATGACTCCATACCACCAACCGACTCTTGGATCTGGTCAATGTCCTCTTGAGTTGCTACTTCACCCTGCTGTGCTTGACCTTGCTTCTCCAGGAACATGTTAGCAACATCAATGGGATCCATCTTGCTAACTGTATCTACAATACTCTCATCCCACTCACCAGTACGGTAAGATTCCATGATAGTATCAAAGAGATCTGCATCTACTTCATCAGTTTGTTCTTGCTCCTCAGGCTCTTCAGTTGCTTGCTCTGTAGGGGTGTCATCATTAGACTGAGAAGAGAGACGTTTCTGTAGTTCAAGGTAACCACGTTCCAACTCTTCTGCTGACTGATATTTACCAGCCAGTAGTTGTTGCTCATGTTCAGCTAGCTTTTCACCAACTGCTAGTGAATCAAGTTCTTCTGCAGAGAATTCACCTTCGACTTGTTCGGATGGATTAAGAGTAATTTCGTTTGCCATTTGCTGTAATAACGGTTAGATTGCCAAGACCAACAGTCTTGACGAAATCGGGGGAACGACCGATAGTAGGCTCACCAATCTTAGTACGCTTCATGTAAGGAGCTGGCTCAGAGTTGGTCTGTGTTTCTTCAACCGAGGAGTCCACCTCCAGGGGTACCTGCTTCTTGCTGGACCGCTGAGGCTTGGTCGGGGTTTGTTTGTCCATTTTGTTGATTAATCAATTCTGGGTTTTTAGATGGATCCAGTAGTGGTGCCTTAGCAATGTTAGATGCCTGCTTAACCAGCTCCATCTCCTGTGCTTGTTGCATGTCTTGTGCTTCCTCTTGCTCCACCTGACTCATAGACTTAACAAGGTTCAGAGCATCAATACCTTGGGCTGCAGCAAGACGCTTAACAGCTTCATCAAGGTTGAGGTATGTGCCGATAGCATCAGGTCCTAGTGTTTGAGCAATGATAGTAAAAAACTGACCCAAGCTCTCTCGATCCTGCCCCCTACCTAGTGCATTGATACCTGCAACAATGGTAGGACGTACAAGATCTTTGGGTATCTTAGGGATGTCGTTGTTCTTCTGGAGAACAGAGAGCTTACGGTTAAGATACGGTACAAGGAACTCAACAGTAAGGAGGGAGAATAGTCCACCTAGCTGTTGCTCTAGTTCCATCTGTGTCATGCGCACCTCTTCAGCTGTAGTGCGTTCACTATCCCGTACATTAAGGATCAGGAATGCTTCACTGAGGCGACGCTCCAACACACCAGCCATATCCATAGCTGTCTTGAAGTCAGCTGTCTTACCAACTTGAACAACTGAGATATCATCAGGTCGTCCCTGAATGATGGCTCCGTTGCCCGCAGAGGAGAGTGTTTGTGGTTTGGTAGTACTAGACGGGGACACGGTAAAGACCACCTTAGCGGCGACTGCAGAGCCCTCTACGAGTGCTTGCATCAATGCCTCCAGGGATCGTAGGTCACCGAGGAATTCCTCTACCCTACCACGTCCAAATGATTCACCATCTACAACGTTGAATCGAAGAACCAACCAAGGGTTAGCATCCAATGGTGCCTTACCTTGTGAACCGGGGATGATCTTATCAAAGACCTCTTGATGCCACACAAAACGATTGTTTTCTCGTTTGACATGTGTGTAAACATCAACGTCTTCATCATTATCTGTACCATCCTCACCTGGAGGATTAGCTGGGTACGCTGCTGTTAGAATAGGGGATAAGAGTTTACGACTAATGCGTTCTCTTGTTACGATTTCTAGGACTTCACCGTTACCATCTCTATCTACGACATACCTGTTCAATGGATATAGCTTCAATCCCTTAGGACCCATATAGATCAACGCATTACCACCCACAACCAAATGCTTGAGAGCTTGGTGGACAGTAACGCGATCACTAGATGCTGCTATGATTTCCATGACAGACCTTTCCATCTTCGCAAAGGAGATATCAAGATCTGATCGTGCTTCCGCAGGTAGATCAACACCGATCTTTGAATCATCAATCTGTAGCTTAAAGAAGCTGGTTTGAGGAGGTAGTAGAGCTAACATCAATTTAGATGCTAGAGTGACTACCCCCTTTGCACCAACGCTTTGCCATGGTGTGACTAACCTCAGGTTTGTTGACCGACTAACGTCATCATCTTGTTGGATGAGAGTAGGTAGTGTCAACTCTGAACACTGAACAGCTGTGTCTAGAAACGTGGAACGATATTTACTTAGAAAGTCGTATCTTGTTTTAGCTGTCATTATTTAAACCAAGATGTAAATGGAGACTTCTTCATAGAAGCAAGACCTTGAGCGCCTCTACCTGCTCTCTGTCTCGCAGACTTAGCACGCTTGAATCCAGTAGCCCATGATGCGAGATCAAGACCACCAGCCCCACTAGAGAGGGAGGTATCAATGGGTTCTTCTGGGATGATAGGTTCTACTGGAGCAGTTTCTCCTGCAGTGGTACCTACTGCCTCAGTATCACCTGCAGGAACTTCTTCTGCAGGAGTTTCAGTTCCCATCAAACGTGCTGGCACTTCATACTGCTTACCGACACCTCTGACTTGCAACCTACCTTTAGGACCTAGATCCATGCCTTTAGCTAGGATGGTAGGATCTACAGCTTCCCGTGCACCTACTCTCTGACCTTGACGCATGACTCCAAGGGAACCTGGATCTCCGAGCATACCTTGAATCTGCATACCCATGCGACCAGTCCCGAAGTTAAGCTGACTCCTTTCAAATGGGTTCAGTTTAGATGCCTTTCTAATCAGCTTATTAACTGCACCAGACTTAAGGGAGATACCAGTCTTGTCTTTTTCAGATAGTTTTGCGTTGATCTTATCAAGTTGTCGGATAATTTTACCCGGATCAGTTTTGGTACCAACTATTCTATCAAGTTCACTTTTACCGATACCATAACCACCACCTGCAATCCTCAAACCTTGACCAAGACCTTTGATTTTAGGTGCCGGGGAAGATGTAGGAGCAGGGGATGATGCAGGAGCAGCAGCATTAGCCTCCGCAATCATAGCGTTAACTCTAGCCCTCTCCTGACTAACAATTTGTTTAGCTTTATTAGGTTGGTTTCTCTTAGCCATTGTCCTCTTCGTTGAGTTGATGTTGAATCCACTCGACCACTGAACGTTGGCCAGAGCGGTACATAATTAATGAGTGTGAGTCATCCGGGTGGGGATTAAGTGGTGGGAAGTTTTCTTCAAGCTGTTGAAGAATAGAAGTTAGCTGGAGACCATGAGTCTCAAGCATATTGAGGGAGATTGGGGTTTGCATGTTCAAAGAAGGCAGGCATACGTGCCCGCTTTGTATCAGAAAGCTCTGGTGCCTTACCCTCATACATCAGACGGTCACTGGCATCCAGCCAAAATTTTTTGTCCAAATATTTTGAGGTAGTATTTCTACCTAGTGGCTCAAGAACCCAATTAATGGTTGCCTTCCTGAGCTTATCGAGAGAAGGACTCCAATTGAGACCAAGCTCACTACATACCAAGCTATTCGCTGCAACATGGACTTGTTCATCACGACTAATGTCAGCACTTACTGTACGGAGACCAGCGTCACCATTAAACCGAAAGAATGGGAGTAGAACGAAGAAAATTGCACGCTCGGCAACCAATGCTTTAAGGATCGTGTGATCTGGATGCGAAGTCCACGCCTCTCGGAGCTTAAGTGCTTCGGCCTCAGCTTTCGGATCAGTACCAAGAGCATTGGCGACATAACCAAGAGCCAGGTCGTGGTTTTCTTCGTCTTTGATATTTGATTGGAGTAGGTCCCGCGCCAGAACTGGAACGTCAGTGGCAATGGCATCTCTGATAAACTCACCCACAGGTAGTTCCATGTGGCGGATAGCGAGTGCCCGGTAGATAGTTTCTTCAGCACCTTCATTCAGTTTACCAGCAGTGGTTTGGACCGGAGTCCATGTACGTTTACGATTAAGTAGTTTTTGATAGGGGTTCATTCGCCGCAATTACAATCAGGAGCAGGATCATTTAGAATAGACTCCAGGTAATTGTTAACGTCATCCTCATCCAATGCGGCATAGGCACTAGACTTGTCTTGAACGTCGCCCATTACCTGAAGCGAATAGTAAAGAGAAGTCTGTGGGCTTGCCAACCAATCTTCGATGAATTGCTCATCATAGGTAACCACATCTGACCAACTGTTGAAGGAGTAACCATGCAACAGGTTGGTACTATCGAGCAGTCGAACGATACCGTCAACTACTCGCTTATAAGCCTCCCAGCCAACTTCCGACGCGATTTCTACATCACCATAGTCGTAGCTCTGGACGCCAAAGGTACCGCTGTCACGGTCCACCTGACGGGCAATGGGAGGGGCGATCTCAGGACAGGTAGTGTACCCATCGAGATCAGTGTAGCGATAGCTGCAGGAGGCTGTAGGAGCGATTGCAAAGGCACGTTCCATACGATTAGCCTTAGCGATCTCTGCAGCGGCTTGGATGCCCGCCCTGAGCTCCTGTGCAATCAGATAGCCAGGAGTAGAGGGATAAGGGCGACCACTGTTCAATGCCTCAAGGGCGCGACCAAAGTCATTGTAGGTTACTCCACTGGCTCGGAGAAGATTGGCAAGTCCCAGCATTCCGAGACCGACTTGGCGATCAGTCTCTGAAGGCAAGTACTCTCCGCTTTCTCCAACATTTGTTTTGCCGTGTAGGTCGCACAGTTCGGACATTCCTTGAGCAAACGCACCTCGAATTTCATCGAGTTCACATCCGCCGAGGTTAACATGTTGAAGTAGACAGGTCCCTCGTGAAGGGAGATATACTTCCAAGCATACGTTACCCCGGATTCGATTTCCATTGCGATCTACTTTTGTTTTGTTGAGCCAGATGTCACCACGTTTGATACCTTCAAGTAGTGCTTCTTTAACTTCTTGGTCAGCAAGTTCCCACCAACGTTCGTTGATGTTGACGCAACGCTTAACCCAAGGTAGATCAGCCCTACTAGCAGTAATGAACTCAAGCACATCAGGATGACTGAGATCAAGATGGCATACAACAGCTCCATTCTTGTACACACCCCCACGCCTCAGGATTTCGTTGAGGGTTGAGTAGATCTTTGCAAATGATACAGGGCCTGATGCAACAAGTCCTTTACCATTCTCAGCTCCTTTGGGTCGGAGCTTGGAGAGATGGACGGCAACTCCCGCTCCATAGCGGAGAGCATGGCTAACGAAACGCCAACTGGCTTCGATTCCATTTTCTCCTTCCATCGTGTCTTCCACAACGAAGACTGTACAGGAAACAGGCAAGCGAGAGGTTGGATCATCAATCCAGGATTGTACACGACCAGTACGAGCAATAAGTTCTTTAGGTGGTTTCGACATTATCAAACAAGATCATTAAGGTTTGGTGGTTGATAGTTCGGTCCTTTGAGAACCTTCCCATCTTCACGGTAGATAGGATTACCGTTGTCGTCCAGTTTGGACATGTTGCTTTGATGGACACGATCTAGAGCTTCATCTAGATCCCACCCAAGGTTAGCCGCATACTGGTAACACACATAGACCAGATCAGCTAGTTCTTTTAGACACTCAACAGAGTTAACTGTGAGTCCCATGATTAGTTGGTTCTCAGCATCAAGGAACTCTTTGAATTCCTCAACGATCAAACGCCTCTGCAAAGTCCGTGAAGCTGGCGTAATACTGTTCTTCACCTGGAAACTTTTCCGGAATTCTACGGCTTGCTGCTGATGGGTGGAGGATGTCATTTTCTAGTTCGTTTTGAAGGTAGTGAATTGCTTTGCGTAGGTCATCACGTTTGCTGTCTTTATGACCAGCGCGACATATGTATTTAATTGCGTTGCCAAGGTGAAAGTTCAGTCCTTGGTCTCGAATGAAATCCCAAACTTGGATGCTACCTCGTCGATAATACTCTGGTCCGGTGGTGTTTGTGGAATTGGCCATTTAGAAACTAGGTTAGATACGTTGTTGCTGAGAACGAAACATTGCTTTTGTAGAGCAATAAAGAGAGTAATGATGGCATCAATCTCCCCCTTTGAGCTGTTCAGTGCATCTTCAATCTGACGCATCTTGAACTGCTGCTCCATCGTCAGTTCTGTCACTGGAGGAGGTGGGAACCCAGTGCTTGATTTGTTCATTGAGAAAGTCATAGTTCTCCGCTTGTAGGATTTTAGCAAGGCGTGCATTAAGCAGTGCCACGTCTTCATCTAGATCCTTCTCAGCAAAAGCATCTACAACTGTCTGCCAATTAGATCCATGTTTTTCAAGGAGAGCGTCTGCTCTCTTGATACCAATACCAGGTACACCAGAGTAACCATCGGTTTGGTCTCCTGCCATAGTTTGTATTAGGTGCCAACGATCGCCCTCTTCCTTGGTGATGTATTCTACACCATCAGTGAAGTTGTACAACTCACCAGGTATCTGTCTCATATCTTTATCAGGACTGCAGATAATGTGTCCCTCTTCCTTTGTAGCATAGATACCTAAAGCATCGTCTGCTTCAAGCGTCGGGATGATGACAACCGGGAACGTCTCTTGAAGCGCCTTGATGACACGTTTGTAACCACACGGCTTCTTTCGGTTTCGGTGTCCTTTATAGTCTGGTGCAAGAGATTTGCGAAAGTTAATAGAATCAGAGAAGAAAAGAATAGAGTCGTCAAAACATCCTAAGTCATTTGCGATGTTGTAGAGATCACGCTCCACAGCAGCTAATGCCTCACTAAACTTACTAGTGACTACAATAACATCATCGCCATAATCAATTTCTGTCTCACATGCTGCACAGCATTTGTAGACAATGTAATCAGCATCAATAAGGAGACTCATCCTTGACCCCGCTTGAGCTTACGCCCACGCTTGGGAAGAGAACGTCGTCCATTACCTTGGTGGGTGTGTTTGTATTTAGCACGGGATTGAAACTCAACACGTCCCAGTGCTGTCTTGGATTTTACTGCCATTAGTTTGTGGTGGATTAGTGAACGTCTGCCCAGGTTTGTCCGATTTTACCTTCGGCTGCGATAGGGATTCTAAGACCATAGCTCTCGCCAGCTGTGAGAGAGGATAATTCAAGAGCTGATTTAAGCGTGTCGGCATACTCTGGAGGACATTCAAATTGAAGTTCGTCGTGTACAAAGGCTAGTTGATAAGCCTTGATTTGATTGAGTTTGATTACGTCATGAGTGTGAACCATCCATAACTTCGCTACACAACCCGCGCTCCCTTGGAGAAGGTAGTTAAGGGCTTTGTGGCTACCATCAACAGGACAGCGGCGACCATCACACAACTGTATGTAACCAGATTCCGCCTTGGACTTAACCGCAGTAACCAGTTTTTCAAGTCCTGGAATTGCATCCATGTAAGCCTGACGGATCTCTTTACCCTTGGTAGTTGCATCTTTTTCTGATAGTTGTGGATCATAACTTAGGCCTATCTTTTTATCGCCAGCTCCATACAAAAAGGCATAAGTTACAGTCTTAACTAGGCGACGGCTAATGCCTATCTTGTCTGCATTCTCTTGGTGAATATCACCGTTGAGAAGTACATCTCCATACCTACCACCATCATAGCGAGCTAGATAGTGAGCAAGCATTCGTAGTTCAATACCTGCTAAGTCAGCACCTACCATAGCATAGCCAGGGCTAGCAGTGAACAAAGCTCTGAAGGCTAAGTCACTTGGTACTTGGGCAAGGTTTGGATTACGGTGTGCGCATCTAAAAGTATTAGTGGCGACAGAGCAGTGGTGGTGTACTCGATTGTTTCTGACAAGCTTGAGCCAAGCATTGTTGCCTTCAGACAACATACCGAGGTGTTTGGTTAACTCAAGGCAACGAAAGAACTGCAGAGATTCCTCTGTGCCTATGTCCTTGAGTACTGTCTCATCAATAGCTGTCTTACCAGCTTTAGTCTTCTTGTCTGGTACCCAACCGTGGAGATTAGTCATCACCCATGCGATATGGTCTCTACTGGTTGGAGAGAATTCCACGAGCTTTGTACATGGTGCTCCGGCAACGTATCCGAGAGAGCGGTTAACTCGTTTCGGAGTAAATTCGCGTCCTGCGACGTAAGGATACCGCTTGCGTAGTACACCTTTAAGATCATCAAGCTCGGTATAGAGAGTTTGTGTAAGTTGCCGTGCAGCATCTTCATCAAAGTACCATCCATATAATTCTTGCTCCGTTAGTATTTGTGCGACCTGATGCTCTAGCGAGATCCATTCAGGTATGGTTGAAAGTGCTTCCAAAGTTTAACAGTGACTTGTACATCTTGTAGACAATAATCTTGCATCTCCTGCGACCACTCTTTCCAGTCTGATGTCTTGCCGAATGAGCCTTTGTACTCACCGAGGCGGTACCCATAAGACTCCAAACTATGCCTACCATAGAGTTGCAATGGCATGTTCTTCCATTTACGTTTGCCGTCGATACTTAAAATATCAGGGTGACAAACACGACTAAGCACCAGAGTGTCCAGAACCCTACCCACGTTGGAAAACCAAGGATAGAGCTTACGGATAACAGGAATATCGTAGTTAATAATGTTATGACCCACAATTTCGCTTGCGTCTTCAAGACGTTGAATGCCACGAGTAAGTGGTTCAGTGTTACCTTCATCGTTGTAAACAAGCATCTGCTTAGCTTCTGTATCGTAGATAGCCAAACAGTGGATGCGGGTAACATCATACAGAAGTCCGTTTGTTTCCAGATCAAATATTAAGGGCACGAAGATCCTCCAATACTTTGGTTAACTCTTCGATTGTTGCGTCGTTTTTTAGTAGGTTGGCTCTAGCTGAAATAACACGCACGTTACCTTTAACATACCCTAGGTTTGGGTTAATTTTATCAACAGAAGGAGAGTCTGGATGATAACCCTTACCTTGATTCCAATGAAGCTTTATACCAAGCACAGGGCAGTGAGTAGGTATAATAATATCATCCTTATCAATATTAAAAGGGATACCAGCTTTAGTTGCCCGATGCTTCAACCTTGCTAACATTTGAGTAGTTTTGTTTTTAGCATTCTGAGCATTGATCTGTGCTCGATGCCCTTTAGCCCAAGAACCATGGCGACACTGATCGGAGCAGAATTTTTTGTTACCAACTTTAGTGAATAAGTTACCACATAAACTATATGCGCAAACAACTTCAATCATTTTTAAAGATAAGCGTCATTCCAATGCCGGATTACACCAGCGACAATAAACAAGTTAGTGAGGAAGATGAATAGTTCAAGAAGGTTTAGTCTTCGGGCTAGCTGCTTTCCAGACATATGTCTTATCGACGAACTGTGCTTTGGCTACTGCTTCAGGTGTAGGGGGATTGGGTCGCTTGAGTGTCAACCCAGTAGGAAAGTGGAGGTACCGCTCACCATTAGAAGTCGGTGGTAGGGTCGAACTCTTCGTCTGTTGCTTCTGTTTCATTGAATTTACAGGTGGTAAGATCGTAAGTCAGTCGGCACGCGACGCCAACTTCGCCAGAATAGCGATTCTTGAGGACTCTAACAGTTGTATCAGACTGTTTGCCTGCACTCTGTTGATCTCTTTCGAGTGCAATAACTGAGTCAGATAGCTGTGCAATTGCTGCACTTCCTCTAAGCTGTCCAAGTGTAACACGAGCACCCTCTTCATGGTTCTTGTCTTGTGTAGTGCGTCTGAGGTGGGAGACAAGGAACATTGCAATACCTGTACGCTCTACAAGAGAACGTAGCTTGGTCATTGTTGTATCAATCATCCGACGCTCATCACCGTCAAGACCAGAAAGAAGGATCGACAAGTGATCTAGAAAGATGACCCTCGTATCAAGACCTGTTGCCAGGTACTCAATTCGGTTGTAGATGAGATCTGGATCAAAAGAACCAAAGCCGTCAAAAAGAAAAAGGTTCCAGTTAGCAAGAGTCGCTTGATAAGCTTCGGTGAGGCTAGATCGGTCATGTTCTCCAATGTGTAGTGCTTTACCAACTGCTGCGGACATCAGTCCTAGAGCTGTACGACGGTTAGATTCTTCAAGCGCCAAGTAACCGACCCGTTCTCCTCGATTAAGAAGGTGAGTTGCGAGTTCACGACAGAAGGAAGACTTTCCAATGCCAGATCCTGCAGTGATTGCTGTAAGCTCTCCAAACCTGATCCCGTGAAGCTTTGACTGTAGTCCCTGAAATGGATAGACATGATCAGAAGGTGGTGTAGGAGTGGTTACAAGTTCTAAGAGTGATTTCCCGTCAACGATCCCATCTGGACGGAAAGGTTTCGCATCCCAAATAGCGCGACGAATCGCTTCAGGGTCATTGGCAATGAGGGCGTCTGACGCATCTTTGTAATCACCTTGGATCGATGCAATCTTGCACTTGCCAGGTGGTAATACGCTTGCTGCCTCCTCCGTTGCCTTACGGCCTGCCTCGTCATTGTCGAAGAACAGGACAATCTCCTCATAACCCTGGAGCCATGGGATAGCCCGTTGAATCGACTTCTTGGCCGCTGCGGCACCGCTAGGTAAAG